GCAGTGGTACTTCCATCCACTGTAAAAGTTTCATCTTCGAAACTTTCATCATACACGTCCCATGCACCTGTCATGTAAGGTTTAGAATCATTGTCGTATCCTGAAGCATTAACAAAATCTAAACTTTGAATTTCTACTCCACCGTAGTCCACACCATCAACCAATTGAGATAACTGTTTGCCTGGCATACCTGATGTTGGTTCATAAAATAATTCAATTCTGTCAAATGCTTGAAGCATGTCTGGATCAATGTTATACTGTATTTCTATCGATAAGCCTACAGCAACAGGTTGCTCAAAAGTTATTCTGCCTTTGAATCTTGCATAACTTTTTGTTGTATCTTTAACATTTTTTATAGAAAATTGAGTATCAAGCACTTGTAAGCCATCGACCTTGATAACTGTGTTGCTATTGGTGATATTCATTGGCCATTTTAAATCATAGTTTATTTGTCCTGTACCACCTTCAAAAGTTTCAGTTTTTGTTAAAACATCTTTAGTAGAATTCTCTGTTGTGAACAGTCTGGCTATTCTATCAAATTTTGTAGTGATGTGTGTGGATTTAATTAAAGAATCTCCTAATACAGCATACAATCTTGCTGTGGTTCCGTCATCATTAAAATTTGGTATAGTCACTGTGGGTGCTGACAAATATCCACTTCCTTGTGTCAAAATATCTACACGTGTGATAACTCCACCTCTCACAATTGGCTTGGCTGTACAACCTGATCCACCACCACCTGTGATTGTTATTTGAGGATTTTGTCCATATCCTGTGCCACCGTCTGCCACTGTGATTGAAGTAACTTTAAAACCAACATTGTCTTTCCAATGCTTGTCTGGATACGTATCTGCTATTGTGCCAACAATTGCACTGTCTTTTACAACAGCACTGATTGGTTGTATTTGATTGGCCGAATTGTATCTTGGTGCTATATCAAAATCAGTTGTTTGAATATTGGCTGGATCAGTTTTGTCATAGGTACTAACATATTCACGCACTTTGGTTTTGTACGGTTTGACTTCATTGATGTAATCTTGATAATTTGCAAGATTATCGTTGTTGAATGTAACTTTTTGAGATAATTCACCAACGTTGTGTTTTGCTTTAACAAAACTTGTTTTGATTGCAAAATCATTTATTTTGTTTTCACTTAAACTGTATCTTAAACTGCTGAAGAACAATTTGTTGTACTCAACTTTTAAATCATCTATTAATAATTTGTCTCTAATTGCTTCTAGTATTATTCTTGTTTCCAATGTTGGAATAGCATCATAATACAAAGTATCATAGCCGGCACTTTCGTAACCCAATGTATTACTAAAATCATATAAGTTAGTTTTTAATTGTATTGTTCCATTTTGTTTTCCAATAGTTTTGTAGTTTTGAGTATAATCGTCAGTGTTGACATTTGCAATTTTTTCTAACAATAACCAACCACCCGATCCAACGTTTTGAATTTTTATTACTTCGCCGATTTGATCATCTAGTCCTTGTAATTCATAAGATTGAAGGACACTGTAATCTATTGCAGTAAATTGATTGTAACCGGTGTCATACCAATCTGCATAATCCCAATACAATTGGACATTGATACTTTGTGTTTTAGTTCTGTTCCATTCTTTGCCGTTAAACTCATATATAGCCCATTTGCCGCCCAAGTTTTTATCACTGGATACCAACACAGCATAGTTTCTTATATTCACTGTTGTTGATTGCTGATAGCCCGATCCTTGTTTTTTAACTGTGGCTGAATCCACTTTTCCTTGACTGTCAATAGTGATTTCAATCACTGCTCCATTACCTTTGCCAATAATTTCTACTGCTGGCACTCTGGTGTATCCTGCACCTGGATTCGTCACTGTCACCGACATAATTTTTCCGTCTTCGACACTGATATTCAAAGATGCTGTTGATATGTTGGCAATTCCAACGAAATTTAGATCGTCCACACTGTCTACAGTTTTGTCAAACAGATTAGTATTAGTGCTAGGTGCATCTTCAATTTGTAAAAGCGATGAAATATCTCTTGTGTCTGCAATTAAATTTTGAACTAACACACTGTTACTTCTTTCTACAAATTGTTTCAATGCTTCTATTCTATTTTTAAACCATGATTGTCTTGGACGCAACAGTGTACCGTATCTCAATTTTTCACTTAAATCTATATCTGGTACAAAATTTCCAAAAGCATCACTGCCCACAAGACTGTTAAACCAACTTGTTTCTATGTCTGCTGACGGCACGCTGTTTTCATCATTTTCAGTCATCAGTTGATATTCTGTGTGTACATTGATACTGGTGTTGTCAATGGTCCAGAATCTTACACTCAACACAGTGTCTTTGTTGTCTAGTAAATCTGCACAGTTTACCAATCCGAATTTGTTAGGTCCATAGAATTGAATGTACTTCATGCCTTGCTGTTGAGGATTCTCAATTAGTTTAGCAATAGTTTCGGCACTGATTTTTCTACCTTCTCTGTTTGGTACTTCTGCTTTATTTTTTACCCAGTAATAATATAAAGGAAGTTTGCTTTGAGCAATACTGTCATATCTATTGTAAATTACATATGCATCATCGCCATATCTAGTTGTTCCTGATATTCCCAAAGATGCTCCATTTTCTCCCGAAGATAGTTCGTCCCATTGACTTGGTTTGTATATACTTTCTACCCATTCATACACATCGATAGATGCTCCTGCAAATAATGAATTAGTATTATTGTTGTTGTAAATTAAATCATTTTGATATGGATATTTGTAACTTGCTTTAGATATGTCCCACCATATTTTTCCCACTTGATCAATATTCCAATGATTGGTTGTGTCTATATTTCCCAAAGTGCCTGTGTTGTACACAGCCGGATCAAATGGAGTTTTGTATGTGATTTCTTGTTCTGCTGGTCCAATTATTTTTCCTTGCAGTGCATCGACATAATCCAATGTGGTGTAGATTTCATTTGTTTTTTTATTATATAAAAATACTGATTTGATTTTATCTAAATTTACTGTATCATGTGGCTGTCTAATTTTTCTCCAAGAAGTTGTGTTGTCTCTTCTGTAGTCAAGGACTGTGCCCACACCTGTTCCTGTAAGTTGTAAATCAAGTAACGCCAATGTGATGTGATTTTTTCTAACCACAAAATTGTCTCCAAAAGAATCTATTGTACTGTCTGCATAATAACTAAATTTTTCTCCATACAACAATTTGCCATCTATGTTATTGAATACGTGTACAGTGCCCACTCCTTTACTGCTTGTCACTATCAAAGTGTCGCCATCGAAATCTAAGTTATCACCAAATCTTTCTGATTGTGCTGATTCAGGTGTTCGCAGTGTTTGTGATAATTCAAACTCGCCATTGTTTTGTTTCCATATGTAAACCAATCCCGAATCTGTATTGTTGGTGTCATCACCCGGTGAACCTACAGCAATTAAATTACCATCATCACTGACAGACACAGATGTGCCATAAGATGTTTCATTATGTGGAGGAAATAATGTTTGTGTGTAAACGTAATGTCCTTGTTTCAGTCTGAACACGTGCAAGTCTGTTGAATTTCCACTGTACTCATCACTGGTAATAATCACTGCACCGTTTTTAGATACATCAAAAGTTTTTGCAAATTTTACAAGTCCATTAGTGGTTATTGATGAATCTCCTAATGGTTGTACCAACACACTGCTATCATGTAATATTTGTTCAGTGTTTGGGATAACATTTCTGTAGCCAACACTGGAATCAAGTTGTGTCCATGCTTGTGACGATAAATCACTGTTTGCGTCCACATTGGTTTGTGCTTGGTAGAAATATTCACCACTAAACACAATGTCATCAGAATAGTAAGGCACATTGTCATTGAATGGTCCTTTGTAATTTTCGTTTTTCGCTAATATCCATTGTGAATTTTGTAATTTGAAAATATGTACAGAACCCGGAAGCAATGCTTGATTATTTCCTTCTGCAGACACGTAGGCATACAATTGTCCAGATACTCTAGCAAATTTTATTCTACTGCCCAATCTTAAATTAGTTTCAGTTTCAGGCACAGTGAACACACCATTTAAAACAAATTGTGATCCAGGTGTACGACTGTATATAACAAGGGCACCTTCATTTGTTCCTCCTGTGGCTGAACCTTCTCCTAGTGGTATGTTGTAAACTTGTTGCCAATCTTTGTTAATTTTACTAGGAACATTTGCAATACGATTAGTTCCTTGTATTGTTATTTCATTCCATAACCAATACTCTTTTCCAACAGTTCCGTAAACATTTTCTGAATTATCTGTAGGTGTTAAAAAATTATCGTCTTCAAAAACGAAAAGAGAACCAGCAGATTGATTTTCAAATTCAGTTTTTAATATTGCTCCAATCTGTCTATTTGGGGTGCCCACTAGTGTCAAATTTCCTGGTTCGGTAAATTGACTACCTAATCTAAATGTTCCTGTTTTGTTTTTAATAAACAATTCTACTTCATTAAAGCCAACTGTTCTAACATAAGCAACTTCCCCTGTGTTATTAGTGGTATTGTCTAAAACAATATCTCCCACTGTCGGAATATAGAAATTGCCATTAGGATCAGGTTGGGCTTGAACTAAAATTTTTCCATTCCATATGTCTTTAATTCTTTGTTTTTTATTCAAATCGTCGAAACTTAATCCTATTGTGGTTGGATCAAATCTATCGCCATCTTCATCTCTGATTGTGTTGAACCACATGCTTACTGTGTTGTTTTCTGTTTCTCCAACAACATCATCATATGCAACTTTATCAAACACAATAGAAGCAGTTGCTCTGGTATACCAAAGTTTGCTGGTTTTTAATCCTTGGGATTCTCCAGAACCAGACACCACAAACTCTTGATTGTATGTCATTATTCCTACTTCACTGGATTCAGTAGGGTGATCAGGTTGTGTGTTTGCTTTTGCATCCACAGTGTCTAAACTGTTAACAAAAGTTTTTACTGACCTTGATTCTTGATTTTTAATAATATCTTTGATCACTAGAGCTGGATTTACATCTGACAGCACATTGTTTTCAACATCTGAATCAGTTGGATAACTGCTTGGAGATGGTATTTGGTTAAACGGAGTTTCTATGTACCACCAACCTGCGTTGTATTCAACATCTTCATTAAATGGAGTTGTGTATGCTCCAACAGGCAACTCTACACCTGTGAATAAGTTATCTGCTTCAGCAAAAGCACCTGTGATTTGATTTACATATAATAAAGTACGTGTTCCTTCTCTTCTGATGTAAACAATACGTGCTTCACCTGAACCTGTGTACACAATGTCATTGACTTCAGGATCATTCACTGTTTCTTCAATCACAAACATTTTCTCAACTTTGTAAACAATCGTATGTTCGCCTGTTAAAAAAGAAGAATCAATGTTCTGTGCAGTGTACTCGCCACCAAATGGTTCTCTGCCATTTGGATATATTGTTGTGTATTTGTTCCATTTCAATTGTAATTTGTCACCTATTGCTGTGCCTGTGAATTGTTCTCTACTGGCTCTGATCAACATGTGTTGAGTTGGAACATTTGGAAATACATGATCACCAATCACAAGGTTTGTTGTGTTAAAGTATTGAAATAAATTTGGATTGTAAGTGGATTCAAAAGCAAAAACATGACTGTCAAAACTGTTGAAGTCTACACTGTCATCTCTGCTGTAAATTGTGTTCAATGCCTTCCACAATTGTTCTTTGTACAACACAATTTGATTAACATCGTATGTCACTGTTGGATCGTATGTACCTACAAAATTAGTTCTAATATTAGAAGCATTAGGCACACCTACCATTAGATGTAAACCATCGTCACTCAATGCCAATGTTCTACCATATTCAACTCCAGTATCAAATGTTTGACTATCGGTGGCAAAAATATTTTCAACAGGAGAATCTATTATTTGTAATAAACTGTATTGTCCTGTTTCTGTGCCTTTTTGGTACACATAAATTTTTCCTTCAGATTCAGTGGGTGCAGAAATGGCAAGCAAAGTGTTGTTGCTGTTGGCACTTATTGACTTACCAAATTGTGTATCTGTATTCTTTGTGTTGCTTATTTCTTGATGTGATTTATAAACAGAATTATTTTTTACCACTGCCCAACGATTAGCATCTGACTCGTCGATCCAAAAAGTGTCATTCTCTTGCAACCCTCTATTGTTAACAATGTTATTGATTTGATCTGCTGATGCAAGTCTGGATTCTGCAAAAGTTAAAATTTGTGCGTCTTCATCATCAGGAACGTCCGGATTAAGTTCCACCAACAATGTGTTCACACTGTTGCTGATCACTTTGCAAATAAATTTTTGTTCTGCAAACACCAAAACAACAAATTCATCATTGGACACACTAATGCCTTGATCTAATGTTATTGTGATATTTGATTCATTCAGTGTAATTTGTGTACTGGTTGCTCCGCTGTTTACAATTTTATACACATTCCACAGTCTATTGTTGTAGCCTGACCAAATGTATTGATCTGCAAAAATATTGTTGGCTTCTAAATTTGCTAGGTCTTTGTATTCGAACACTGTGTGATCCACATCTTCTAGGTCCACATAGCCTGCACTCTGAAGCACAGAACTGTCTATAAACTTTGCTGGAAATGGATTACCATTGTATTCAGCACTTTTTAAGTATACATCATTTTGAGGAATAGTAATACGTAAATCTGTGTTGTTAACATTTGAAGTTTCACTCAATTCAATTGGTTGAGGGTTTAATCTAAAAGCAGATTCGTCTAAAGCAAATTCTACTTCTTGATATGCTTCACTGGCTCCGAATTGTCCTTTACGTATTGCCCATTCTTCATTGAATTCTACACTTTCTTTATCTGCACTGGTCAGTGCTTTAAACAGTTTATCTAAACTGTTGCGTGTTCCTTTTTCTCTAATATATCCTTGATAAAACTTGTATTGACTCACATCATCGTTTATGATATTGGTCAAATAATTTCTAGGTTGGTAACCCATTAAATGCTGTGACATTTTTTGCTGTTCAATGTCAAAATTATCTGTTTCTAAATCATAAAAGTCAGTGAACTGAAGTGCTTTGTAATCAAAATTCGGTATTAATTTTGATTCTGGTCTTTCATCTAATCTAACCCATTTTTTACTGTCAAAATCTGCACTGCCTTCAACTTTGTTTTTTGCAGAGTAATAATACTGTTTGTATTTGATTAATGCAGATGCAGTGTAATTTTTAAAAGGAGTCCAATCTTCAACTGTGGCTTTATCAAACACAAAACCTGGTACACTGCTACTTCCATTCCAATCTGCAGAAATGTATCCAAGCACTTTTAATCTTTCTTGTCTGTACCCTGCTTCGGGTTGATAAATCACATCATTGAACACTGTTGTATTGTTTAATATACACACATGCTCTTTTTGTACTACAGGAATACGTGCAAAATATATTCCATTTACAGTGTTTTTTGTGATCAATTCAAAATGATTATCTTGTCTAACAATTCTTAATTTTTCTTTCTCAATTTTTCTACCGTCTTCTTTTAAAATTTCATATTGACTTCTTAATTCAAACAAATTGTCTGCTGTTGAAAAACTACTGTCTAATACTAATTTAGTAGCGGACGGACTCAAACTAATTACTGAACCTGCTTGCCAGTTTTGTGTACTCCAAAATAAAAATTCTTGTAAACTTAATCTCCAATTGGCAACTTTTTCTAAACGTTCGTCAAATTGATCAAACTTAAAACCTAAACTTTTTAGATAAGCATCATAGCTCAATATAAAATCAGAAACATCTTGTACAGATTTATACACAGTGCCATAAGGAACTTGTTGTACAATATTACTAAAGTTTTTTCTAATTGCTACTGTTACGCCTCCTTCAAGTGGTAAAGTTGCTAATTTTGTAAACTTTGTAGAATCAAATGTTTGTGTTGAAGAATGTGTTTCTGACACAGCATAAAAACTACGATCATATTTTACATATGCAGATTTGACATAATATTTTTCGGCCTCCCATTCAACAAAATTTGCACTGACACCTCCCACTGTGGTGTTTGGATCTACAGATGTTTTGATTGATGGTAAAATTTTAAATGTTGGATTTAGTCTATCATACCCTCTTACAATGTAACCTGCACCTTGTTTTTCAATTATCAAACCACTGTAAGTGTAGTTGTCTATTGGTGCACTACTGTTAAAAGCAATTGTATAATCTTCTTCAGGTACAAAAACGTTTGTAGATGCAGTGGTTGTTTTGCTGTCTAATTTAATTTTAAATTTTTCTTTGGAAGTATATCCTCTTACTTTGAAACCCAATCTTGGTTCCAAAGAATTTACTAATTGTTTGTATTCTGTGTAATTTTGCAAATCCACAACATTTACATATTCTGCGATGTAGTTGGTCAATCCTGCTGTAGACACTTTGTCTGTATCATTCACTGTGTTAGGAAAAATTAAATTTTTTGTGCTTATTCGATTGTTAGTGTCACTGTAAACCAACTGACCTGCACTATTTTTCTTTATTCTAGATCTATCAAACGCAACTCCCATAAACTTGGCTGGTTTATTCAACAAAAATCCTGTCATTAAAGCAAAAGGATAATTTGAACTTCTACGCCATGCAGTTTCGACTGGTGCTTCATCTCCAAACACAAAACTATTTTTAGTGGGTTCTAGCACATATTGTTTTGCAAAATTACTATCTAATGGACTTAATAAATTTCCCGAACTATCAACAGGTATATGTCCTGTTAGACCAGGTCTTTTAAATTTTTTAACAAACACTGCACTTTTATTTGGCTCCCTAACAACTCCATCTTGTAGGTCTTGCCATAGCACAAGATTATCACTGGTGTAAGGCGCTGGACCATACACACTTTCCCACCAAGTGGGCTGTTCTGTAAATCCTAACATTTCCCAAGGTGTTATGTGCGGTCTATCAGTGTCATATGCCATTTTGTAAACTGAACGCCAGAATCCTGGCAATACATCACCTGTTGGAGACAACATACTTGAATAATTGAATGTAAAACTGTCTGTATCTGAATGCACATCATTTTCAGTGTAATCAATATTACCCACTAACCTTAGCCAATCAACAAAGTCTGACAAAAGCACATTGTCTAACGATTGCTTGTCGATTCCTGTGGGTCTGTAAAATCCTGGAACATAATCTTTTATGTCAAATATAGATTGATCATATTTCACTTTTATGTTGTTGTATATTCTTTTTTCCAACTCTAACAATAAATCATCTCTGTAATCGTCATACGCCAACACAATTGAACCATCATGTCCTTGAATAACTTTTTGAGTTTCATTATAAGTGGAATCTTGCAATATTTTTGGTTCAAATTTTGGATATAATCCTAATGTGGTTGGTGTTTCTGGAACATACGTTGCATCCGTGGTTTCATATTCATAAACTGAGATTACATCATCTAATTCAATTGTTGCTGTTACTGTAACAAAACCTGTGTTGTCAAAATTATAATCTTTGCCATGCAACAATATGCTGTTGTTAAGATAAACTAAAACTGATCTAGATGACAGAGTTGTTAAGTCAAAGTTTTGATTGAGCTGATAGTATGGATTTGCCGCGTTTATAACTGTGTGTTCTGTTAAAATATAAGCACCGTGGGCAAACATGTCTGAAAAATAAAAAGCATTTGAACGTGTACTGTCTTTGTTGATTTCAAAAATTATTTTGTTAAAAACATCTTGCGTGTCTCCATCAATTCCTATTGTTTCAGTAGTTTGTAAAAACTTACGTTTAAATTTTCCATATTCATTTTGAGCATTTTTTATTGCTTCAATCACTTGACTAGATTTATTGTTAAGATAAAACAATGGTAATGCAATACTACCTGAGTGCTGAACAAATTTTGTTGCATATCTACTCTGTTCTCCAAGGTCTCTTAAGTTTCCAACTCCTGGATATGTGCCTTGCCATTCTGGATGATTTTCTGTGATAGTTTTGATATGATCCCCAACTTCTCCTAAACTGAAACTGGTGACGTTTTGATTCATCGGATTTGATTCTAAATTGCTTGGTATTTCATAATATCCTTGACTGTTTTTTTTGGCTGAACTGGTAGTTTTAAGAACTAGATTTTGATCTACATTTAAATCAGTATTAAATCTAACTGCTTTGGATCCACTAACATCAATCAAAGTGTAATCAGTGTTAAGTCTTTTGCGTTTGTTGTCTACAATAACTGTGACATCAAGATCAGACAGTTCAACACTGCTGTCGTACATATCAATTAAAAAATTATTTGTTTGTGACGCTGTTGCAACATATTGTCTTATAACTTTTTGTACAGAATCTGTTTTACCTTTTGTCCAACCGTTCACAACTGAAAAATTACTTTGATCTGAATATTGTCGTAAAAACCCTTTATCGCTGGTGATTGAATTTGTACTTGTGGTTTGGTAAGTGTAAGTTTCTTGTAAAAGATCAAAATCAAACATAATGTCTCCAACGTTTTCAACATTCTGATAAGACAATGGGAATCCTAATTCTGTATCATTTACCCCTTCTCCCCTTTGGTACGAAAATATTTTGTTGCCTAAAAAGTTTGATGATGGATACACATTAGTATCGGAAAAACTGTTGCCTGAATCATCAAACAATTCAAATAATGGTGACTGGTTAACAGATATTTTCTTTTGTCCTTCTATCCAAGATGTTCCGTTGTAATAAAAACTGTTTCCTGCATTCTTTGTTCCTTGAGTAACAAACAAAACATCATTGTTTGTTGGATCACCATCCAATTCTTTGATTAAAGAAATTTGTTTTGTTGTTTCATTACCGTCATAAAAATCTATAAATTTCACCTTGTATATTTTATTGTTGGCATCATCGCTAGTGTCTGCTGTGAACAAAACTCTCATTCCGTCAATAAGTTCTACACCATCTACAAAATGTCCTGTTGATCCTTCTATTAAACTGAATATATCTGTGGTTGTATTATCAATCAGATTGATATTGTCTTTGGACTTTGTTCCAAACTTAAATAATTTTAAACCGGCATTGAATTCAATTATGGGTCTTCTTGCTCTTGCATTTTGATCAACAGTGGACTCAAACCCATTAATTTTTGCACTGTTTTCGACCACTTCTTTGTGTACCCATCTATTGTATCTGCTCCATGGATTTCTGTCTGTTGATGATCTTGATATCACAACATAATCTTTTGTTACTGCAAAACTGGTTGCTGTTCCAAATCCCACTCGATCAAAATTTTGACTGTCGAATGGTACTGCGTATTCTGTGGTGTAGTCAGCAGTAATTTCTACTTCTGATGCTTTGATCAATTTGATTGCACTGCCTACGCCATCAACATAATATTCATCATCTTTGTAAGAGGCCGGAGTTACTTCTCCTCTAAAATTGATTTTCATTCCATTTGATAAACTATAACCATTGGCAAGCACATATTCTTTTTTGCCTATTATGTCTTTTGCAACATCTATCTCGCTGTTTTCATCAATATTATAAATTCTAAATTCTCCATATGTATTGATGTCATTGGTTGATTGATAGTACAACACATCGGGTGCTGTGTCTGGCACTGTGAACGTTATCACACCGTTTTCTATTTTTTGTTGGTCAACACCTTCGTTGTATAGATACTCGTCACCTTCATTAACTGAACTTCTAATTGTAAATGGCATTCCTTCCACATCAAGATTAAATTTGTAAGTTTGTCCTCTGAATAATTTTAATGCTGGATTTTGTGTGATTCCGTCTGGACTGAAAACATATGAATAATTAATCTGTGTTGTGTCTAATACAACTGTGTACGTTGAAACAATATCTCTTTGTTGTCCTGTTACTGTAACTGTCAATGGTCCATACGGTAACCAATAATATTCTCTAAAATTATAAAATTTGTCCCAGTCTATTTGAGGATTCCAAGCATAATACTCTTGTCCATTTAACTTGCTGTGGTCTGCTGTGTTTCCACCATATGCTTTGATTGAATTAATGTAGTCAATATAATCTTTATAAAATACAGTGTTACCAAGACTGTCTTTGGCAGTTATAGCCGGTTCTAATTTATAATTCTGTCTATCATTTGAAACTTCTTGCAAATAAGGATCTGATGAGTTAAATGCTTTGGCATTTTGTCTACCGTAGTATGCACTTATTTTTTCAGTCTGTCCTTCAGATATAAGTTGGTCAACTGTGCTGTGTAGAAATTTTGTGTTTACAGGCGTTCTATAATACTTGGGTAAGAAATCTGCAGACTCTTTCTTGTTGTTGCCGATGGGTGAATTTTCTTTTTGATCTTTATTATATGCCATTTTTAGTAACTAGAGCCTCCAGAAGATCCAGAACCTCCGTTACTTGATGATGAACTGCTATTCACTATGGTTTGATCCGAGGTGTAAGATGTGACCACATTACCTGATGCTTTTAATTTGTTCGCCGTTACTGCATCTATCACTTGAACATCGTTTACTGTTGCTCCGCTGATGAATATTTCATTGCTTTCAGATTTTATTTCGTAAAGACTGCCAAAACCTTGATTGCCTGCATTTGGTACAATTACAAATGTACTTAAATCAGGAGCCAGTCTGTTCATCACATACGCACTCAATTCTGAAAAGTAAAATGTATCACCAAATTCCCAATTTTCTAAAGCAAAAAATTGATTGATTGCTGAAATAATTCTCACTTTTAAATCGCTGTCGTTGGTTACTTGTTCTTTATTCTTAACAATTTTAAAAGTTGCTTGTAGTGTGCTGTCTGCTTTACTGCCAAACAATACTTTGTATGACACAGGATGATAAACTAATTCATCAGAAATACTTTTTATTTTGTTTAACTCTGAGCCATAACTTTGAAATAAACTGTCAGCACTTGGTGTTTTAGGTTTTGATGAATTGACGCCGTCTAGCCACAATCTAAAATCTCTATCAAAAGTTCTTGTCAACAAATAAATGTCAATTATGTTGCTGGTGCTAGGATCTATTCTAGAATCACTATCTGCTGAATGCACGTAATGAAACTTCAAACTGCCTCTACCTGTTAAGGCAACGTAGTTGTTATTGTCAACTAATAGATTATTTTCTTTGTCTATGCTTTTAAAAGAATTAGAGTCCACCAAGTATAAAATTGTATTATCATTGTATGAACTGAAAGGTAAAACACTGTTTTTGTTTTGCACTGTGATAATTCCTTCTGATTCAGCATCGACATAATTAATTTCGTTGGTTCCATCATTAAAGTCTTTAATTTTTTGAAAAATAAATTTTGAAGTATCTACTATCAGTTCAAAACTTTCTGGATTGTCAATAAATCCATCTTGGTCACCGTCAAACAATGCAATTTCTAATTTTTTAGAATTAACATATCCGCTTGATTCTCTGTATTCTTTGATCCCTTCAAAACTCACATCATCATTTAAAGGATTATTTGTGTTAGGTTTGGTGTTGATGCTTAACACACTTATTCTGTCTTTTGTTGTTTTACCTGTGATTGGATTGTAATTTTGATTGCTTGAATCGTAAAAGAATCTAATTTCTTTATCTGATTCGAACACATATCTCATGCCTCTGTTTTCAATTGTGTAAGATTCACCGTTGTTTGTGAACAACAATAACCAACTGCTGTCCAGTCTTTGATTGCTGTCATCACCGCTTTTTCCAATATTAAAGTCTCCATACACATCAAGATTGGTTTCTTTTATTAATTTCCAACTTCTCGTGTCCACATCAAATCTTAATCCAAAAGTGTTGTAAGCAAAAATTTGATCTATGATATCATTCTTTAAACCCTCTGACAAAAATTTTGTAAATTTAGATTTAATTTTTGTTAATATTGCATTGGTAGGAATCACATCGCTGAACACAATAGGTCCAGAACCATCTGGTTGTGCTGTTTTACCATCACCAATCACACTAACAACTGACGTCCACTTGTATGTTGAACTACCTGGATGATCTGCATCACCCAGCATTAATGTTCCGTCTTTCATAAAATGATAGCCTGCAGGCGCTTCAAATTTACACAAAGCACCAGTTTCAATATATTTCAATTGACTGACTGTGGTTGGCCCTGCTGAATATTTTAAACCATCAGGATCTTGTAATATTCCAGTACTGATATTGTTGCCTTTTGTTGATTGAACAAAAGTGGCTTCTAGATCATTTACTAGAATGTTGGGAAAATTATTGATGTAGTAATTGAATAATCTGTTCTCACTTAAGATAGGTTCTATATTATTAATAATCACCCCTTCAATGTCTGTTCTTGTTGAGAAATTAAATGTTTGAAGATCATTAATATTTTCTCTGTAAATGGCTCCATCGTTCCCGTACACATTCACATCACTGCTAACTCCTGTGGCATCTACAAAATCAAAATATTTAGAAATCCCTGTACTCACTCTGTTGACACTTTTTACTTTAACTATTTCTCTATTTTTTCCTAATGGTGCGACATTGTAATCTTCACCAGTGATCATTCTGTTTTGAGTGTAAAACTGTGTGGGTGCATTTACTTTAATATTGTTGTTGGTTTCAGATGTTGTACTGTTGTCCACAGTGTATTGTAGACTACAAACCAAACTGAGTGTTTCTGCTTTGCCTGATCCACTTAGGTATGGAATATCAATTTGTATGTTTGACATTTCTGTTGGATCTATTGTGAATTCTAAATTATCCGATGTTCTGTAGTATACTCTAAAATTTCCTTGTGGTAGATTACCAAACACACCATCTGAAAACTGTAAAGACACACGATCTTCGACTCTAGTTAAAACACTGTATACAGATTTAATATTTTTATTAAGTGAGTTGTAAATTATGTTGTTACCAACCAAAGAATCTAGTTTAGTCCATAAAGTATTTTCATTACCGTTTTCGTCTAAATTGTACAACCAAACATCTGTGTTGTTCACATTTTTTGCATTTATTGCCACTGACTGATTAGGAGTTGGAAGATTAATATCAAATTCTCCTTGATCTAAAAATCCTTGTCTGAAATGTACAAAAAAACCTGTGTTGGCACTTGAAGCACCTTGCCCGTCATCTCTGTGTAACAAAGAAAATTTTCTACCTGGTAAAGGATTTTGTTCATTGATTGCACCATCTCTCACTGCGGCACTGACAATTTCAAAATCAAAATTTCTTCCGTCCACAGATTTGCTAAAAGCATACACAGGAACTTCAGTGTTGTTTGACTCGACTTGATATTGTTTGGTCAAAATACTGTTCACTGTGTCTGATGCTACAGGTTTTCCAAATTTTCCATTTACTGGAAAAGCCGCATTCATCACTTTTATAAACTGCTCATACCAATCTGTATTTGTTGTATCGCTCCAACTTATTTCTGCATCTGCAAGATTTACATTGTTACTGTCAACAACTGTTTCAGTAGTAGATACTGCCACTACTTTCAATAAGCCGTTTGCACATTGATTACGTGTTGCATTGTAACTGAGTAAACGTGCTAATCTTAAAACAGACTCACGTCTTTCTGCTAGTTCTAAAAAATTTTCTCTTGCGTTAAGATCAATTCTGTACGATAAATTTTGTCCTAAGAAAGCAATTAAATCTATCAGTGCCAAATACTCTGATGATTCAATATAGTCGTTAAAATCTTCAGGATAGTTTTCACGCAAATAGGTAATCATTACCCTTTTAAGATTGTCAAAATCGTAACTTTGGAATTCAGCATTACGGAAACTTTGATAGATACGTTTCCAATCTTCTGCCAGTACTAATCTATTTTGTCTATCTGTGGTTGACATAATTTTTTATTTGTATTTATTGGCTATTGTTAAATACCCACTTAATTCAGTAACCCAGCATCTTCATCAAATTTCAATCTTAAATTCTCTGAAATGTTGTAGGTCAAATAGGTCAACTGGCACTCAACTTGAATTCCGCTAAGGTATTGGCTAACAGTTACAGCATCTACTTGCACTCTGGGGTCATAGTTAATAATCTCGGTAACATTTTCAGCAACAAATTCCCTATTTGCTGTGGTCAATGGTTCATGCACCATATCCCATATGATGGTGCCGAAATCGGGATCTTCTAGTTTTTCACCTTTACGTATATGAAATAAATTGATAATGTCCTGTTTGATCAAAGCAATATCAAACAGTTTAAAATTTGTATTATCAGGATTAACTGTGCTGATTCCTTTGTAAACTCTTTGTTTGGGCTGTACTGTGGATCGCTGATTGGCTTGCACAGTGACTTGCTTGTATAATTTTTTTTCTTCTGTGGACATACCTATATTTAACCTTTAAAAATCACCAACCACTCTACCTTCTGGATCCACATACACATTGAGATAAAACGGATCTCTAGTATTGGTAGCACTGCTGGAAGGTATTTGTTCTATTGTTGTTCTGTCTGTTTTTGTTGTGGACACATTGTTAGGATTTAAATTTTCATGATGTCCCCAAGGTTCATGTTGAGGCACACGTTTCATTATGTTTCCATCACTTTCGCCAGGATTTGTATGTGTACTCAATGGAGTTGGTGGCGTTTCCACCGCAATACCATTGTTTAAATTTATCACTCCTCCTGTGTCTAGATTTATATTTCCTGTGGCGTAATGATTTGTTGTGGCAACTGACATGGTTTGAGTATTATTAACTGTGATTGTTTGATTGGTTCCAACTGTGACTGTGTGACTGCCCAGTGTTTCTTCAGTGAGACTGGTTTTTGCTTTTAAATTGATACTTCTGCCTGCTTCTAGATTTATATCTCGATCTGCTTTAAAATTGAAATCTGTTTGTGTGTGCAAACTGATACTGTCTTGTGCAAATATATCAATCTTTCCGTTTGCAGTCATTTCTATCCATGTTGTTCCTTTGGCATTACCGATGTAAATTAAATCTTCTGAATTGTGCATCAATATTTGATGTCCTGTTCTTGTACGCAACCTAATCAACTCATTGAAAGGAATATTTGTTTTTCCACCTTCTTGTTTTTGCTCTTTATCAATATACTCGTATTCTGTATCTTTGGCTTCGCCTTTTCTAATAAACTTATCGTCACCGTCATCCATCACAAATGATGATCCACCCTTACGTTGAAAATGTTTTGCTTTGGTCGGTTTGAACACTTCATCAAAATCTTTATCAACAGGCCCAGGTGTTGTGATTCCAAACACAGATGATGGTGCTTCTCGTCTTGCACTTGACGTTGTTAACCCTCTTGTTTCATCTTCTAGTAATCCTTGATTTTTTAAAATATTTTTGAACGAGTTTTGAACAGGTTTAAGATAATGATTGGCTTCTTTTTTAGGACTGTTTGAATTGTATGCCTTGTTGTATTCCACTACAGGCAACTTTTTATTCATTTCTCCTGCTTCTGTAGAATTATGTAAAACTGTGGATGGTCTACCGTCAGGTAATTGTATATTCATTCCTTCTTGCTGAATGCAACCAAACCAATAAGCCTTTTCGATATTGCCTTCAACAAAAATAACCATCACTCTATTACCAACATCCGGTGGTACAAACCACATACCATAACTGCTTTGACTGTATCTGTAATCTTTGTCATTTTTCACTGCATCCACTGGTGTTACACCATAAAAAGGATTTAGATACTTTGCTCTAATAATTTGTCCTGTTGTAGAAGTTTGTCCGCTTTCTACAGTTTTCAAAAGTTCAACTTTTA